CAGCCTGGCCGCAGGGACGGTCAACTATGTGCTGACGAGCAACGGCCCCGGGGTTTCCCCGTCGTGGAAGGTTGCTGCGGGTGGTGTCGGATCGGTTGCATGGGGTTCGGTCACCGGCACGCTGTCGAGCCAGACAGACCTGCAGGCCGCGCTCGATCTGAAGCAAGCCCGCACGCCGGCTGTGCAGACCGTCACGTCAGCTTCGACTGTCACGCCAACGTTCTCGAACGACATCGTTGACATCACGGCGCTTGCCGCGGCCTGCCAACTGCTGAACCCGACCGGGACGGCGATCGCGAACCTCGGCATGGTCGTGCGGATCAAGGACAACGGCACGGCTCGGGCGCTCACCTATGACACGCAATACCGTGCCGTAGGCGTCACGCTGCCGACCACGACGGTGATTAGCAAGACGCTGTATCTCGGGATGATCTGGAACGGCAACGCGACCAAGTGGGACGTAATCGCTGTGGGGCAGGAAGCGTGACGCCATTTCAGGTTATGCGGATGAGGAATGGCGCGCCTCTGGCAGACCCATTTTTCTCCAGCGTTGTCGCGCTGCTTCACTTCGACGGGACCAACGGAAGCACCACATACACCGACCAGAAGGGACACACCTTCAGCAATGCGGGCACAACTGCTCTCAGTACGGCGCAGGCTAAGTTCGGGACTGCATCGCTACTCGGCGGGGGCACTACCAGTGGGGTTTCCTCTGCTGCGTCAACAGATTGGGATATGGGGTTGGGAGATTTCACGGCCGAGGGGTTCACGTACTGCACAAACACCACGCCTCTACAGGTTCTGATCGGCAACCGAACGGGTACTGGTAGCGACCGTGGTCCCCTCGTTCTACTCCAGAGCGGGCAGATACGCGGGTTTGCCGGCCAGGGTACTGGCGTCCCATTTGGGGATACGGGGTTACAGGGCTCGCTGCCGACTAACACTTGGTTCCACTGGGCATATGTGCGAAACGGAAATAACTTTCTCCTGTTTGTGAATGGGACGCAGGTAGGCACCACAGTAACATCGTCGGCCGCCTGCGGAGGCACCGCGCCGCTTCAGATCGGCTTTGACCCAGGAACAACAGGCCGGCAGATCGTTGGGTACATCGATGAGGTCCGACTCACCAAGGGGGTCGGACGGTACACATCGAATTTCTCGGCGCCTACCGCTGCGTTCCCGAACTTCTGACGCCATGAACTCGGCCACGTTCGTCTCTGACATGAACGGCAGCTTCAAGGATCTGGAGCTGATCGACCCGATCTGGCTGCGCATAGTTGAAGAGCAGACGGCACGGATTCAGGAGCAGGACGCACAGATCCTGCGACTTGTCGAGATCAACCGAAAGCTGCTGCGGCAGTTGAAGAAATGACCACAGAACAGCGCGTCTATGACGGTGATCGAGCCCGCGAAGTGCTCGACAACGAAGTGTTTCAACAGGTCTTTGCAGACTACCGAACGGAGATCACAGAACAATGGATGAAGTCACCCGCCCGCGACGTGGACGGCCGCGAAAGGTTGTGGACGTTCCTCGCGCACCTGAACAAGCTGGAAACGATGCTGCAGACGACGCTGGACACGGGCAAGCTGGCCCGGCTGGATCTGGAGCACAAGCGGACGCTGGCGCAGAAAGCCCGCAATTGGGCTGGGCTGTGATGCTTGAGCGGGTCCACGCCAAGCACTGCCGCGAGCACCAGATCACGATCGTCTCGCATCCCGATGCCGTTGGCGAAGTGATCGAAACCCCGCATCTCGGCTGCATCCGCGTGGTTGTCGGCCCGGCTCAGTACACGCTCAATACGGGCGAAGTGGTGGCGGTGTGAGCAACGTTGTCCGCAAAGCTGTCATGGAGCAGCGCAAGGAGCTTGCCGACCGCGCCGACCTGTTGAAGTCGCAGTGGCAGGACGTGAAGGACAACCTGCAGGCCCGCAAGGCCGAACTTGACGAGGCACAGGCCGAACTCGCAGAGATCGATTCCTGGCTCGCCGCGAATCTCGCAATCTAGCCGTCGCTCTACCGGCATGGATGGCCCGCAAGGGTCTTTCTGTAGAGCAGCCCAGCGCAGTGATGCGTCGGCATAGGAGAAACCGTGGACACGTCTTCGACACCCACTGAAACCGGTAGCCTGGACATCAACCAGGCCGGAGCAGCATTCGCCGCGATGCTTGACCCCGTAGAGCCCAAGGAAAACGAGGGCGCGGACCCTGCAGAGAAGCCGGTAGCGGAAACGCCTGCCGAGCCTAACGCGCAGGGTGAGGGCGACGACGCCCCAGAGTCTGATGCAGACGCCGATGAGACCGTCACCGTCGTTATCGACGGCAAGCCGGTTGAACTGACGAAAGCGCAGATCGCCGAGGCCCACAAGAGTGGGTTGCGGCAAGCCGACTACACGAAGAAGACGCAAGAGATCGCCGAGCAGCGCAAAACTGCTGAGGCTGAGACTGCGAAAGCTCGTGAAGAGCGCACCCGGTACGCGGATGGCCTCCAAAAGGCCGCATCGCTGCTGGAAGCGCAGTTGCAAGAGCAACAACAGATCGATTGGCAGAAGCTTCTGGAATCTGATCCTGTTGAGTACCTGAAGCAGCAGCACCTGGCGCAAGCCAGACAAGCACAGTTGCAACAGACGTACCAGCAGAAGCAGCAACTGGATGCTCAAGCCCAAGCCGAGCACCAAGCGGCCTTGAAAGTACACGTCGAGAACCAGCGGTCCGAGTTGATCGCCAAGATTCCCGCGTGGAAGGACGAGGCAGCGATGAAGGCCGGCGCCACTGAGCTGCGCGAGTACCTGAAGACTCAGGGCTTGTCAGAGCAGGAGATTTACTCAGTCACGGACCATCGAGCCATCGTCCAGTCGTACAAGGCAATGAAGTACGACCAGATGATGTCCAAGGCATCCGCCGCGGCAAAGAAGATCGCCACGACCCCGCAACGGGTCGAGCGTCCTGCCGGCGGCGAAGCCAAGGGGATCGATCGTCGCACGTCCGACTATCAGCGTTTCCAGAAGTCTGGGAAGGTTGAGGACGCGGCATCCGTGTTTGCATCAATGTTTTCTTAACGTCGCGAGACGCTGGAGTTTCAAATGGGCGCACCTTCTGGCACCTTCCTCACCACTGCCGCCATCGGCAATCGTGAAGACCTCTCGGATGTGATTTATCGCATCTCACCGACCGTCACCCCCGTTCTGTCGATGGCCGCCAAAGCCACCGCAACGGCAACCCTGCACGAGTGGCAGACCCAAGACCTCGCATCGGCTGCTGCCAATGCCCAGGCCGAAGGCGACGACGCCACCGCGAAGACCGTGACGCCGACCGTCCGTCTGACCAACCGCACGCAGATTTCCACCAAGACCGTGATCGTCTCGGGCTCGCAGCAATCGGTCAACGCCGCCGGCCGCAAGAACGAAATGGGCTACCAGGTCTCCCTGGCCTCGCTGGAAATGAAGCGGGACATGGAACTCGGCCTGACCCAGAACGACGTTCTGGCAACGTCGCCGCGTCAGTCGCGTGGCCTGCTCGGCTGGTGCGTGGACAACAACAGCAACGGCGGTGGCGCCTTCGCTGCGGCCTCGTACACGGCCAACACCGGCAACACCAACGGCACGCTGCGCAACTTCACCGAAGCGCAAGTCAAGTCCGTCCTGCAACTGCAGTACACCGCTGGCGGCGAACCCGACACGATCCTGCTGCCGCCTGCCCTCAAGCAGACGTTCAGCACCTTCACCGGCAACGCCACCCGCATGGACAAGTCGGAAGACTCCAAGCTGTACGCGTCGATCGATGTGTACGTCTCGGACTTCGGCGAGATCAAGGCGGTGCCGAATCGCTTCATGCGCACGCGTGACGTGTTCATCCTGCAGTCGGACAAGCTGGCCGTCGCCTACCTGCGCCCGTTCTTCGTCAAGGACCTCGCCCCGACCGGCGACGCCGAGAAGAAGGAACTGATCGTGGAATACACCCTGGAGTGCCGCGCACCCAAGGCCCACGGCGCCGTTTTCGACGTCCAATAAGGGCACGATCATGGGCAAACAACTCGTCCAAACCGGCACCGGTGGGACGGCACTGATCGACGACGCGACCAGCGCTGTGGGCTCCGTGCCCATGGTGCTGACGTGGAACGTCAACCGGGCGCCGACCAACACCGCCACCGTCGGCGTGCTGCCGGCCAATGCGCGGATCATCTCGATCCACGTCGGCAATCCAATCGTCTCGAATGCCGTCACCACGGCAACCGTCTCGGTCGGCCTGGCGGGCGGCTCTGCCACCTACTTCTCGACCGCTCAGGACGTGAAGGGCGCTATCGGCAACTTCTCGCAAGCTGCTACGGCGAACTGGGTGCCTTCCGCCAGCTCGCAGAACGTGTCCTGCACGTACACCGAAACCGGCGGTGCATCGACGACCGGCAACCATTACGTCCATCTGACGTACTGCGTCCTCTAAGGACGCCCTAGGCCCCTCCTTCGGGAGGCGGCCTTCCCCATTTCCCCCAAACGCTGCGAAGCGCTGGAGAGCATATGTCTAAGACCTACGAGGGCGGACCCATTAACGTTACGCAAGTTGGCTTCACCGCAGCCACGGGCGCCGCTTCGGCTCGCTCCGTCATCCCAACCGATTCCGCCGGCAACCGCCCCCGATACATCCGCGTCGCAGGCATCAACGAGTGCTACGTGAAGCTCGGCGATGTCACTGTGGCCGCGACCGCCAACGACATGCTGATTCAGCCTGCCGACAGCGTGATCATGGCAGTCAGCGGCGCGACCAACATCGCCTACATCCAAGGTACTGCGGCCGGAAAGATCAACGTCGTCGCCCTGGAGAACATGTGATGTCGGACCTTCACACGAAGATCCACATGGACGGCGACAAGATGCACATCGAGAACGTGCAGGACGCCACTCCCTACCTGGAACGTGCGAAGGCTCTGCACAAAGAGGGCATCCACGGCTCGAACGATTTCAAGCACGCCGCTGAGATCCCGATGATCGCCGTTCAAACGTACCTGAACACGCACGGCATCGCGTTCTCCGAATTCATGTCGAACCCGGTTCACATGAAGGCGATGCTGAACGATCCCGATCTGAAGCACACGCGAATCTGGGCGGGAAGGGTCTGATCGATGGCGCTCGCCTCCTACTCCGACCTGCTGGCCTCGGTGGCGTCTTGGATGAACCGCACGGACCTGACGGCCGTCATCCCTGATTTCGTCGCCATCGCCGAGGGCCGCATCGCCAACGATCTGCGCATCCGCCAGCAAATCACGTCCAGCACCCTCACGACAGTTGCGGGGACGCAGACCGTCACGCTGCCGACCGACTATCTCGAATTCGAGAACGTGGCGATCGATGGGACCCCGGAGACGCCGTGCCAGGTCGCGACCAAGGAGCACATTGACGCGAACTACCCCGCTGGCGGTGCTTCTGGCCGCCCGGTCGTGTTCACCATTGTGGGCAACAACATCCTATTCGGCCCGACGCCCGACGCCGTGTACACGGTCAATATCGACTACTACGGTCGTTTCGACCCGCTGTCGGTCGCGCCAAGCAATGGCCTGCTGACCTATCAGCCGAATCTCTACCTCTACGCATGCTTGCGTGAGGCG